CTTCCGTTGCTCCACTTGATAAAGCGACATATTCTCCGTCAGCGTCTAAAACTGTATCAGAAGCCACGCCAGAAGAAGCAAGAATTGTGATAGCTGGGGTAGTTTCTTGTGAGTTATCTATTTTAAGAGGTAAGTAACCAAGAGCCGCTCCAGCACCATTCGACAAACTATTTAATTCAATAGCAGGCATTACAACTCCGTATTCATTAGTGTATTTAGCTTGGCGATAAACATAAGATAAAACTGTGCCTGTTGCTTTCCAAGTTTCTGCGAATTGATTTAAGCCGATAGGATAGAATAGTCCTTGAGGAATAGAGGAGGTATCAAGGTCGGCTTCAAATACTAATCCCTCGGCATAAGAAGCACCGCCAGAACTATAAGCCAATTTTACATAAATAATATTTCCCTTATTTGCTATATTTGTTAATAAACTTTCAGTAAAAAAATGTGCTGCGGTTTCTTGTGTTTTTAATAGCACCCAATCAATATTATTTACCGATACTGAAATATCAACAAATCTAGTTGAAGCTCCGTGTAGAACAGCTTTAATTGAGGCTTTTTTTATTGGTAAAATTGTGTTTATTTTATAGGTAACATATCTACCAGCACTTCCAATGTTTGGACCGTCAGAAGCATAAATAGTATTAACCTCGTAAATATCGGTTAAAATATCAGCATACGCTAGAGTATTATTACCAACCCTATAATAATTATACTTCCCATTATCTAAATCAATAATAGCATTAGAAAGTAAGCCGTCTTTATCTGCTTTTAGTTGAGTTTTTATTCCGTTAGCAATAAGAGAAAAGGACTCGGTTTTTTTGGCGTAGTTCTGGATATAAGAAGCAGTTTCTAAATCGTTAGAGGTGTTAGCTTTACAAGTTGGAGTTCCAGTTGTTGCTGAGGCGTATAAATGAAAGTGTAAAGCACCACTAGCCCAGATATTTGGCACATCAAAGTAGTTCATCGCACCCTCTACTAAAGAAGCAGCGGCAATAGTTTTTGAAACCACAACCACGTTTCCAGCGGTATGAACTACTAAAGTCCAATCTACGCCAGTTCCAGCTTCTACAACCCAAACCCCTATTCTTGTGGTGTATTTTTTAGTCGGAGTAAAAGTCTGAATATGCGTTGCCCCCTCATTTACTGCGTTTGTAAGAGCATAGGTATTAGTATAAGCTCCTGTTGGGTCTAAAGACTGGTCAATGTTATCAGTTGAAGTAACAGCTTGTAATACTGGTCTTATCTTTTCTGCTACCTTACCAGTAAAGGTGGTGTCGGTTACTACTTCTTCAAGGGTCATTGAATTAACATCAAACCAAGCGTCAGATGCTCCACCTGTTCCAGGATTATTTAATATTAAATTAGCAAAGGCGGTGGAAGCGTTTGTAATTCCTGTTTTAGTTAAAAGAACCCAGTCATTTGTTCCTGTTAAAGCACTCGTAGTAAATGAACCAGTAGCCAGTCTTGTGCCTGTAGAATTATGTTCGTGTATTCCTAATGTTACAGAACCAACAGCAGAAGTTTTTACATAACAAGATAGTCTATATGTAGTAGATGGTTTTAATGGTATGCCATATTTAGAAGCTGTAGCTCCAAGTGAAGCTCCTGTTGTCCCCATTGTAGCTACTAATAAATTACCAGTCGCATCTGTTGTAGATAATTTTAATGTTAACCTGCCAGTTCTTGTAACGGCACTATCAAATTCAGCAGAAACGGCGGTGGCTGTTCGCACTAACCCAAAACCATACTTCTCATCTTCAATCCAACCTGTCCCAGTCTGTGCCACATCCCCTACTGCTCCGTCTATATTCCTTAATACTCCTCCTTTAGAGGCGGTGGAGGTTTCTTTATTAGTCGTTACTTCATAAGAACCAATAGCTTGATAAAACGTATCAAAATAAGTCTTTAAAAAGGTTTTTAAAGTAGACCAAGCCCATTTTATAGAAGACGGAGATCCAGTTGGGTCTTTTACACCATAAGTTATATCTGTATCTAACGGTGTTGCGTCTTCTGAAAGTTCTGTTAATTTTTGATTAGCCATATTATTTATTAATTATTATCTCTTTAGTGGCCACGCCAGCAATTTCTGTCTTGCATCTTCATCCCATCCTGGGACTGGCCAAAATTTCTCGATTAACCACGACAGTGGTCTAACTTGACCTTCCCAACGATTATCATAAAACAATTCCCTTACTGTTTGTTTTGCTTGTTGTACTTTTGTTCCAGATTGAGGATAAGGAAATCCAAAATCCCCTCCTTGAGTCCTAAACATATGAGCGTACCAAGTATCGTGATTAACAACAACCTTTCCTCCTGATAACCAAGTTTTACAAGCTACTTCAATTCCTTGACTTCCCCAACTACCAAATGATTCATCACAGATATTTAATTCCCAATACTTTTCTCTTGTTAACATAAAACATGAACCTTGTAATGACATTGTTTCAGTTAATCCAGTATCAGCAAGCATCTTTTTATATTCATCTCTTTTTGTATATTCATTGAAATATTGAAAATGTGGTTCTTGATCAAAGCAGTAAGAATTACTTTGTGGTTTTATTTTTCCAATCCACATCATCTTTCTTCTTATCTTTCCTTTCTTATCACAACTTGGACAAATTTGAGGAGTAGGTCCTTGATACATTTTCCAACCACAATTATTACATTTCCAATCATATGCCCATAAATTTCTCATTGTTGGTACCATTGTCCAATTATCTTTCATTCTTTCTATCATCTTTCTATCAAATCCTTTATCAAATGAACAATGTGCATCAACTTTCATTAGGTACTTTGCTTTTGATAATCTAGCACATAAATTTGTCATTGCTCTTTGTCCAATAGCTTCTTGAACATAAACTACTACAACATGTGGATCGCTTAATATTATTGAATTATCCTTACATCCATCAAGCCCAACTATAATTTCAGTATCATCTTCTATATTTTCTAGAATGTCTTGAACAGTACGTCCGAGGAACATTTCATTCCTTGATGGAATTAAGATACTAAGTTTTGGCATATTAATTTATCATTTACTTCTAGCAATTTATTTGTTAATTCAGGAACATAACCAACTGACTCCGCCCAACTAGCCCAACCATAAATATCTTTAGGAATACATTTAGAATTAAATCCTCTAGCCTCTGGAAAAATAAAAGTAAACCATAAGTTAAAGCGAGGGTCATCTCCATAGACAGCATCACGGATTGTATAGTAATCTACTCCAGCTGCTTGACATACATCATATAATTCTTGACACTGTGCTACCTTAAAAGCAATAGCCCTATTCTCTGTCATCTTAATGATTTCTGCTTCGTAATTGCTAACCTGTCTGATTGTTATATTTGCGTTATAGCATTTTTGATAAAGCTCTATAACCTTGCGTCTGTTTTCAGGCTTACCTCCTAATATTAAAAATGGTCTTGCTTTTTGATCTGTCATTGGATGATTAACTGTTTCGCCTAAATATTCAGGTTGAAAGACAATATTTTTTCCCAATTTTTCTAACTTATCACAAGTTCCAGGCATCACAGTAGAACGACAAATTATTAAATCTTCTTCACAATTTTTAATAACACTTTCTACAATTGATGTGTCTAATTTTCCATCTTTTAATGGAGTAGGAACGCAGATAAATGCTACATCACATTTTTCTTCACTAAATAATCCTTGTTGTGGGTCGTGAACTAATGACTCCGGAAAAAGAGTCTTCATAGCTTTACCAACCCACCCTAATCCATAAATTTTTGTTGTCATACGTTTATTTTAAGTTTGTTAAATCTTTAAAGTTTGAAAGTACTGTTGTCCAAGGTTTACACTCTATCCAATCAAATCTATATTTAAAATGTGGGTATGCTTGTTCATAGTTATAAAATTCTGGTTTTTCTGAATCATGTAATACTAAATAATCTGCCTTATCTTTTAAACGAATAGCATCAAGTCCTCTTTGTTCACTTGGATGATGATCTATTAAAACAACTCCCCAATGAGTTTTTAAATCAATTTCATTCCAATCTTTGACAAATTTAATTCGATGATTAGGACTTTGAAATCCTTTAGCAAATTTATAATATTCTTCTATATTTTCATATGTAACTAATTTAAGACCTCGCATCTTACATAGCCAATGCATAAGAGGAGTACTAAATAATCCTGAACCAATTTCCAGTACTGGTTTATCTGTTAGCATTATTGTTTTAATAAGCATAGCCATATGACTACTCCAATTTTTAGTTAACCTCATAATATTTTTGTCTTAATTGTTTTATAGACCCCCAAAATGGAAGTTTTTCTTTTTTATCTTTTTTAATAACATTTGTTACTGTTCTTAATCCATCTCCAGTTTTGAAACTAATTGCTGGGTCTCCTGTAAAATATTCATAAGCAACACCACATAAAGGACTATTTCCTCTTTTACCTATTACTATTTCTCCTTCCCACCACATTGGATATCCTGCTAAAAATTCTGTATATCTTTCTATTAAAAGTTTTCTATCTACAATTTGTGCTCCTTCTGATTGTTTCTTTCTCCAAAACCAATCACCATATTTTTTATCCATTACAATCCAAATATTATCATATACATACATTAAACCTTTTGGTATTAATTTAAAATAATCTTTAGGATAAAGAAAATCTGATTCAGCAAATATAATGTAAGGTGTTGTTGCTTCTTTAGCTCCAATTAATATCTGTCTCCATTCGTTTAAATAAGAAAATCCCACATTACCAACACAAATATTCTTTCCTAAATCCATTGGTTTTTGTGAGACACTTATAATTGGTATATCACCTGCTTGTTCTTTTAAATTATCAACTATCTTTTTTTCAAATTCAGAATTTTCACGATTTCCGGTATAATAGATGATAGTATATGAATCTTTAAACATATTTTTTAACTAATTCGCCAGCCTTGCCCCAGATTGGAATATCATAGGCTTTTATCGGACCATATGATTTTCGATGTAATCTTTGTCTTTTTTCTGATGCTGCTTCATGATTAAACTGAATTAAGGAAAATTTATTAAATACATCTTCTGACTTACGTTCAATAACATGTAAATTTCTTTCAACCATTCCTCTTCCTAATTCTCCAACAATATTTTCAGGAATTCCATTCGGCCATTTCGCAAATCGTTCTTCGAGAGCTTCAATAAGAAGTTCACGAGGAGCAATTAATGAACAATTACTTCGACGATTTCTCCAGTGAAACATTGGTTCACCCCAAGTAAACAATGCTAATCTATTTTGGTCGTAAGCAAATACATCATCTGCTGGTCTATGAAATGTAAAGTGTGTTTCATGATATAAAGTATCATCTTCCGCTATGGCTATATATTTTGTAGTAGCCATTTTAGCAGCTCGTAACATTTGGACGTATATATTGTGTGTACACTTTTTCCCATCGTCTATAATATTAATTCCAAAGTCTAAAGGTTTTCTTGATACACTAATTAAAGCAGTATCTCCAATAGCATCTATTAAAGTTTGTCTTTGAAATTTTCCAAATTCTTCCGGAATTAAACTTGCTGTTAAATAAATAACGGTGATGTCGTTAATTTTCATACATTTTAATTTTAAAATAATTTGTCCAATATTCTTTTTCTTTTTAATCCTTTGTTCCAGGCTATTTGTAATCCTTTTTTACCTTTATTCCAAGGAATTCTTTTTTTAATATTTTCTATCATATAAATTTTGTTACTAAATCTTTTGCTTTTCTCCATACAGGAATATCATAAGCTCTTATGGTTCCTAATATTTTTGTATGTCTTCTTTTTAATCCTTTCTCTGAATTATCCCCTGTAAAATAATCGTGGTCGAATTGAACAACTGGTTCTATTGTTTTAAATTCAATTGCTCGTCTTAATGTTATTCCTAATTCCTTTTCAAAGTATCCAAGCTCCCCACACATCCCTAACGGAATATTTTTCATATCATGTGGATATCTAGCAAATCTTTCCTCTAATGCTTCAATAACTAATTGTCTAGGAGCAATTAAAACTGCATTGGTTCTTATAAAGTTTTTTAAAGAATAAATAGGTTCACCCCAAGTATATAAAGTCCAACGATTTAGATTATAAGCAAATACCCCATCAGGTCTAAATGAATGAAAATGTTCTTTAGTATAAAGTGTATCATCCTCTGCTACTGCAATATATTCAGTCTCGGCAAGTTTTGCACCTCTTAATAATTGCCAATAAATATTCGAAGAACTTTCTGATTCTGTCTGTATTAAATTTATTCCTGACATTGGAATTCTTGAAATGGTTATTATAGGGTATTCTCCTGCAGCTTCTTTTAATTTCTGAAAATGATATTCCGCCCATTTTTTAGGAACCTTATTGTTTGTCAAGAACAGTATAGTCAAATCTGCCATTTTGTTTTAATTCGTTATAATAATCTTCCCAAACACTAAGTGAATAAGCAAAACAAGCTTCATTATTAGACGGATTTTCTTTTGTTCCATTGCTATGTGTTCTATTAAAGCTTCTATGTTTATGTGCGTGCCAAGTATTTTTATTAACCATTAATTTGCCTCCTGCTTTCCAAGTCTTAAAAACCATTTCATGACTATCTTGATAGAGAGGTCCATATCCTTCTATTTGAAGTTCTCCAATAACTTTATCCCACCAAGATCGTCTCATTATCCAACAACTACCTTGCATAGCAAATGTTTCATCAATCATGATATTCTTTCTTTGTTCTGCTAGTTCTTTATTTTCTTGACCATGAAATTTTCTTCCTGAACCAGTTCCTTGTATCTTTAAGTCTCCATAATCTGTAGGAGGAATATCCATTATTTTCCAATCTACTGGATTTAAAAAATAACGTCTAGGAGTAACAATCCAATTATTTTCAATATCTTTTGTAAGAATAATATCATATCCTTTTCCAAATAAACAATGTTCATCAGTTCTCATTATATATTCTCCTTTTGATACTAATACTCCAGCATTTATAGCTCCTCTCATTCCTCTATTTTTTCCTAAATGAATAACTTTTATTCTTTTATCTTCTTTTATTGGTATAGTAGGCTGATATCCATCTAATACAACAACTATTTCTACTTCTCCTTCAGCATTTTCTAAAAGAGAATCTATTGTTTTATGAAGATATGGATCTTTATAACTTGGAATTATTATTGATAACATATTAATTTATAATTCTTTCAGTCCAGATAAGAGTTCCTTTATCTGAATACATTTGTAAACTATCTACCTCTTCAAATATTCCTCCTAATGAATCAAGCGTAGGCATATCAACAATCATTGTTTTTGTTTTGTTATCTTCATTAATTAAATAAATAGCTGAACTACCTTTCTCTTTTTTTAATATCATATCATTTTTTGTTTCCAAATAAAATGCCATATAAGAATAGACTTTACTTGGATTATATTTTTTAAATTCCTCATAACTATCATTAACTCCAATAAATTCGTCTGTAGCTTTATATACCATTATCCTATGATTTGGACTACCTATTGGATCTAATATATTATCTCCACTATCATAACGCACAGAAGCAGTTAGAGGGGCATACTGTAAATATTCGTGGATATCTTTATTATCTACCCATTCATATAAAATTGGAAATCTCTTAACAAATTCTTTTCCTAAACCATACATTTCTTGGGTAATAAATTTAGGATCAATATTATCTATAAAATTATTAGCCATTGGAAATATATCTTGAGGAATACAACCTTTATGTCTAATGCCATCTATAACTGCGAATTGATATGCTCCATGAATACTTGTTTCTCCATTAATAGCCGAAAATCTATCATTAAAATTAATAAATCCATTCTTAAAGTATCCTTTTTCTTTTAACCATACAACATCCTCTTTAGAAACGTTTCCATTATGTAAATGATACATAAACAATGTTTCAAGAGCATCTAAAGTTGCGAAGGTAACACACATTAAAGTATCATAAAGATTCTCACTATTAAATTGTTGTTCATGTTCTGGTTTATAATTTATCCAATCACCATCTGTTAATTTCTTTCTAACAATGGGCGAACTTGAACCAGCAATATAGTCAGTTATCTTCTTACCTTCAATCAAACCAAATTTTCGGTCGTTAAAATTCATATTATTTTTCTAGGTTTGTTAACCTTACACTATTTTCGGCAATAACTGTCATTAGTTTAACCTGCGTCTCTGTTAAACTCTTTATATCAGTAGAATTGGTTTCAATCTGTTTTTCCATTGTCTCAATATGAGCTATATGATTTTGTTTAATTAGGGCAATCTCAGTCTTAATATCATAATATGGAGCAACAACTCCTACTAGAAAAATAACAATTCCAATAATATATTTAACCTCCGAGGTTAATATCTTTTTAACTATACTCTCAGTTTGGACTTGATTAGCAATTGTATTTTGATCTTCGGTCATAACTTTAAATTTAATCTACTTTATTTTTTATATACTAACTTTCCAGTTAAATGACTTGTTATGCCAAATAATGTTCCAATAATTAACGTAACCAAAACTACTTCGGCTTCACCAAAAATTGATTTTGTTGCTAAATAAGCAACAATACCCATTAAAATTGTGGCAATAGCACCCTTTTTTCCACTTAACCAAGTTAAGATTTTAATTAAAGTGTTTCTCATAAATTTATTAATTAATTATTAAGCTCCAGATGGAGAACTTGAAGGAGAAGAAGATTCTGAACTACTTGGACTAGATGACGGACTGGTTGATGGGGATTCTGAAGAACTAGGTGATGTAGACGGAGAACTACTTGGACTTGAGGAAAGTGATGTAGACTCAGAGGTTGATGGAGATGTTGATTCAGAACTAGAAGGACTTGTTGACGGTGATTCAGAACTGCTAGGAGAGGAAGAAGGTGAAGAGGAAGGTGAAGTCGATTTACTGCTAGAAGGAGATGTTGAAGGTGAGGTACTTGGAGATACTGAAGAAGAAGGGCTTGTTGAAGGTGAGGTAGATGGTGAGACAGAACTTGATGGTGAACTTGAAATAGAAGTTGATCTACTAGAAGAAGGTGAAGAACTTGGACTTGTGGAAGGTCCATCAGCAAATTCAATTGTAACAATTGCCGCAATACTATAACGAACTGATGTTAAAGAAGTTGCCGTAGTTGCTTTTACTCCATAAATTATACCTTTTTTATAATCAATACAATATTCTCCATTAGCAAAATTTCTTGTAAGAAAGATTGCTCTATCTGAAGGACTTAAATAATCTGCCGCTTCAAAAGCATTTTCTTCTAATTCGACTTCAGTTGTAAGAGCAGCACATGTAAATGATAACGAGGAATCTTGATAAGATGCTACACTACCATTAATACGACCAATAATTGGATCATAAGCAGTTTTTCCAACTACAACCGTTCCAGCTACTTGTCCACCATCTATTGTATAAGTTGTACCATTAAAATAATATAACTGTACAGTTTCTGAATTTTTAGTAACAGTTTTTTTTGCGATGTTTGTTAAATCAATAGGCATACCACGTTTTGCGGTAATCTTTGATTGTTTATCCATTAACATAGGATTGATATAACTTAATTTTTCTTACTGAGAGTCAAGTTAAACTTGCCCCCCTCTCATAACAAAAATCAAATTATTTAATTAAGTAATTATTGATTCACCTCCAACTTCCCAAAAGTCCGCAATATCTTTAGTCATTCTATCATCATCTTTTCGATTTCGAATAGCTAAATTATTTCGCATACTTTTTCCAACAATATCAAATTTTCTTGTATCCATTTTAATTAATTGATCTAAAATCCATCTAAAACTTCCACAATATTCATTTTTTATATCAATAATTTCAAATTGTCTTTGACTATTAAATGGACTTTGACGAACTATCTGAATAGAACCATCAATATTTCTTTTGGTTTTTAGAAGTTTATCATACTTCTTAATATTTCTCATACTATTTAGTTTCTACTTCTTTGATTTTTGTTTTAGTTTTTGTTACAGTTCCACTAGTTAATACTTCGACAGCATCAACTATAACTTCTTCAACAGGTTCTACAATTTTAACTTCTACTTCTTTAATATCAGGACGAATATCTTCCATCTTTTTTTCATCTACAGAAATAACATCTTTCCCCCATTTTGCAGCTCTACCAAGAATAAAATATCCCAATTGATCAGAGAAAACTTCAAATTCTCCTGATGGCACCGGATAATCTTTTCCAGAGAAGATTACAATAAAGGAACCTCCATTGTTTCTTAATTTCATATGCTTGTTAAGTTAAATTATAAGGCCGTTCTCACGCGCCGCTTAGCCTATTCTACGAAGACAGATATCTGTCATAGGCACCTTATAATTATTTAATTATTTATCGATAACCTGTACTTTTATAGATGATAATATAATTATCAGCAGCAGCAACAGTCTGTTCTGGTCTAAAGCAATTTCTAGCTAATACTACTGATGTTGAATCAATATTTTGAACTTTAACAGTTCCAGCATCATCAAAAACAACATTTTTTACATCAGTAATTGCACCAATTTTATCTGGTAATCCAAATGAAGCAACATCAGCCGTAATTGATACACCGACTGAAGCTGTATCAGAAGCTGCATTATTTGTAGGAACAATCTTTATAGAAGTAATTTTCGAAAAGATTTGAGTTCCATCAGTTGTTGCGGCTACACTATAATCCACTGAAGCAACTTCAGTAACAACTTCACCAAATTGATCTTCACCAACTACAGTAAAAACTGCTTCTAATGTATTAGATGAATTGTCAGCTAGTGTATAAAGCAAGTTGCGAGGATAATCTAGTAATGTTTTTACCAGAGTAGCAGCAGCAACTGTACCTGCAGAAATATCTTCTCCATTAACAATACTATTTGCAGCAACATCTGGATGTAGAATTGTATACTGTTTTCTTGCTAATAGATCTAAATTTCGATCTTTTATCATATTTTTGAATAGTTGCCCCCCTCCCCTCAATTAAGAAGGGAGGGATACTTGTTAATTATTTAACGATATCACGAAGAGCAGAACTTTGATTTGGAGCGCTATTTGCTAAGTTAGCATAGTAACGAAGAGTAGCATTCCAAATTGGTTGAGTTGAACTTCTATTTAAGATAGCACCATCTTCTTGTAAGAAGGACATAGGAGCTAAATCTTCAACAGATAATGTACTCGGATCAATAAAGTAAGCTTCATCATATGGAGCATCAAAATCAGCTACCATAGGAATACCATTGAATCCAACTCCGGAAAATCCACCTTCAAGTTTTAACTCTACACCATATCTACGATCTGGAGTTAAAAGTTGTCCATAAGCAGAAGTAACATCAAAAGATGTTAAAATATACTTCGGATCACCTTTCTTTTTAGCTTCCAAAAAAGTAGAATGTAATAGAGCATCTGTTAATGATCTTTGAGTTGAAGCATCATCAACATAAGATTGCCACCATTTGTAAGTAGTACGAGCTAAACCTTGAAAACTATCAATATTAGCACCATCATCAATAAGTCCTTTGAGACCCATCATTTCGGCATTAAGATTGGAAACTGTTGGAGTACTACCATTGGTATGTGCTAAAAATACATAATCATCATCAGCAACACCAGTAGCATCAGAAAAAACTAAAGTAGTATTGGACGGAATGGAAGATACTGTTCCAAAGACAGCTGAAGTTTCAGCGGCAGCAGCACTTGAAAACATTAATCCATTTCCAATAGAAATATAATCTGTTGGATATTTTCCAATCATTGGAGTATCTAATGTAACTGTTGATGTAGCACCTTGTGAAGGAGTTCCATTCACACGACAGATAACACCAGTACCAATACCATAACCTTGACGACTTAACTGTCTTTGCATATCATTCTTGGCACCTTGATATTCGGATTCAAGAACATTAACCAAAAACTCTTTAGATCTTGCTGAAGCTTTAATAGCTACATCTGTAATACTAACTGTATGAAAGTTGTATTTCATTGTAACATTAGCTTGTAAGTATTGTTGATTGCCAGCAATAGGTAAAACAACTGTTTCACTTCCAGCAGCAGATCCTACATTTCTATCATAATGAAGAGAAATGTATTTTGTAGTTGCACCAATTTCTTGAGCAACATTACGTAAGATATTCATGAATAAAACATTCTTTTGAAATACTTGATCATGAACAACCTTATCGTAGACTCTCATAGCCGCATTGGCTAAATTAGAGACAGATTGTCCCATATTATTTTGATTCTATTTCAGTATAGAATATAACTTAATTTTTAAGCTACATCTCTTTTGATACTTCTTCCATTGCCTGTCTAATAGCATCTCTAGTGTTAATATCAGCATTTTTAACTGAATCACCTGATGGATGATTACCAGACATTGAAGAAGGTTTTTCTACTTCTATAACAGGTTTGACACCAGAAAGTCTTTGTTTTACCTCATAATCAAGAAGTTCATTGTGCTTCATCTGAAGAAAAGCATCCTTTGGAGAAAGATAAGTTTTCTCATTTTCTCTCTGCCAATTTAGAACTTCCTCATCATCATATTTTGGTTTTCCATTTTGTCCATCCCATTCTGTTTCAAGGCTTTTAATTTCTTTCTTATATTCTTCAACTTTTTGATTTTGGATTTGATCCTCTTTCAATGCTTGAAGTTTTTTTTCAACAGCCTTATCAACATCATCTGATGTGGCGTAAATAGGTTCTTGAGGTTTTTCCTCTTGTGGAGGAGCAAAAACATTCTTAATCTTTTCATAGCTAGAAACAGATTCTTCGAGTTTCTTTTTCATTTCTTCAATTTTTGTTTTATTAGAATCTCTTTCTGTTTTTAGAGCTATATTTAGATTGTCAATCTGCTCTTTTAACTTTAACGGATCTTTCTCAATTGGAGCAACTGGCTCTACAACTGACTCTTTTACCTCTGGAGTTGAGGATACATTTTCTGCTGGAGTGGAAGGTACTTCAGCGGCAGCATCAATTGCTGCATTTACTTCCATTTTTAAATCTTGTGGATTTGGCATAAATTTTATGTTAACGATTCTTTGATAACCCAGGAACCGATCTGGGAATTATATTAAAACTTTACTTAGATTTTTTAGATTGTTCAACTCTAGTCTTTATTACTTGTCTTTCAATTCTTTTAGCCTCTTTATTATACGCTTTAGGCATATTAGGACCTACTTGCGGAAAATTTCCATTCTTATCTGCCGTTCCTGGATTTGTTTTTATAAATATTTTTTCAGCTTCTTTAGCAGCATTTTGTTTTATCTGCTTTCTTTTACCATTCCAAATATTCATTATCATTGTTTTTGTATCCATATTATTTTTGTTGTTGTGCTTGATACTGTTCTTCATTTTGAATATGAGCATCAAACAAATTTTTATATTGTGTATAAGCATCTTGATTTTCTTGTATAAATGCTAAATGTAGCTCTGTATGTTCAGGCGCCCAGACTGCTTGAGGAGTCATTGGAACTTCTTGTCCTGCTGATATCTGCATATTCTCTTGATCTGCTAAATCAGCTGTATCTTCTGGAGCATTTCCTGATGTTCGGTGACTTTCTTTTTGTTTCATCATTTCTTGTTTAAATCCTTCTTCTTTTGCTTTATTCATTCTTTCAATAATATCTGAAACATTTGAAATAGAAAGTTTTTCAAGTATAGTTTGCGGATCAATCATTTGAGCATTAGCTAATTGCATCAATCTATCAAATTTAGCATCTTCACTATAAGCAATTTCTGGAACAATAGCAACTCTTACATTTAATGGTTTTAATTTCATTACTCCATCAGGAACTTCTTCATTAGAAATTTCTCCTCCAATAAACTTAATTGATTCATTTTCTTCTGTAATCTCCATTGAAGTAATTTGATAATCTGTCAATAATTCTAAAATAAATTCTGAAATTTCTTCTAAAAATGTTTCAAGATTTTCAACTGGTTCAGCAACAGTAGAGGCATCGGCTGCCTGTAGTGCTTCAACGCCTTTTCCTGATTGAATTCCTGATGGAGCTCTTCCAAGTGATGCTTCTCTCATTCCTCCACCTTCTTCAATCCATCTTTCAAGATTATTAGTATATGAAAATGGTGTGCTTGGTAATGGTTGTAATTCTAATTGTGTTGGAGGAACTGAACCTTTATAATAAATTTTTTCTGCTCCTTTATCAGTAATTGAAGAAACTTCAACACCTTGTTTAATCATAAATTTACCAGCCAACATTCTTTGAATATATCCTTCAATTTGTGAAACACTTTTGTCTAATGATTTATTAATTTGAATTAAATCCTTAATCCAAGCATCTGAGTATATTGCTCCAGGTTCATGTTCTGGATTATAAGAAAAAAAAGGATATCTTCTATATTTTGTTTCTTGAACTCTTACAAGTTGATCTGAGACATTTGTAAATATTTTAACATGTGACTTTCCATTTTCATCATACCATTTAATCCATAATTCTTTAACAAGAGTTGATTCAAGATCTTTAACACCTTTATTTATATTTGTTCCATATTTTTCTTGTTCTAACATTTCTTTGTATGTAGAACCTCCATTCTCTTTGGAATCGGAGCCAATATTTCCTGCAATTTTATAATTTTTATTTTCTTGAACTTGTGTAACGGGTTTTTTCATTACTTTTAAAATGTAACGGCAATCTTGAATATGACTAGCATCAAGATCTAAAAGAATAGAGAATGTATCATCATGCCATAATTTAATCTTTGTCTCTTTTCCTGTTTCAACAACAGCTGCCTCAAGAAATCCAACAGAATATTTAAGCCCTGATACAATAATGTCTGTTAATACAGATTTAATTTTTAAAATTCTATAATAATATTGTAAAATCTTATTTGTTTTTTGTGCATTTTTTAATGATTCATCTGATGAATCTTCTGGATGAGCTTCCCATCTAGGTTGATTTCTTTTAATAAAATTCTTAACACCTCTTAATTGTGTTCTTATTTTATTAATAGTTCTACGAATTTCACCATCTGAAACTGGAAGTGTTTGTATTTTATTTAATGTTTTATTATAGACAATCCAATGATCTCCTCTAACAAATCTTTCATTAAGATACCAATCACGATGTAGTTTCATATACTTAGACAGTGTCTGTGTATATAATTGATCAATAAAAGATGCCACTTCTTTATCTTGTGGTTTTATTTTTTCACTTTGTAATTCTTTAAATGTCATAATTGTTTAAGTTTTTCTTGAATTGCTTTTTCTAATTCAAAATATGCTTCTGAAGTCAAAGGATAAAAAAGATTAATTTTTTTATCTCCAACTTTCTTTTCTGGAAATACAAGTCTAATTTTCTCAGGATCTGAGAGTCTTGTAAATACAGCAATATTATTTAAAAATAACCAACTATCAACAACACATGAAATAAATCCAATATGTCCTTTATCTGGAATTACTTGTTTAATTTTTATATTTGTCACTTTCATATTAGTTTTCTTGATGTTCTTGTTTTATAGCATTCAATAATACTTCTGGATCAATATTATCAATGTCATGTAATTCCTCTTGCTGTGGAATAATACTATCATCACGAGAAGGAATAGCTGTCACATAATCTTCAACATTCTTTGCTTTGCTAGCAATAACAAATTCTCTAAATCTATTTTCTTCTGCTTTGTCTTGTCTTTTTTGCCAAAAATAAATAAATGCAAGAGTTCCTATAAACAAAATTATAATTAAAATATTCATATTATTTTATTTCTGGTTTAATAACAATTGCACATCCTGATGTTAATAAAATACCGGCTGTTGCTACTGCATTAATTATTTCATTTCTTACAACTTTTTTAGGGTCAATAATTCCTGTTTTAAATAAATCTTCATATTCATTAGTAAGAGCATTATATCCTAACTTTCCTTCTAAGACTTTAGCAACGACCGAATCTCCGGTGATACCTCCATTATCAACTATCTTTCTTAACGGAGCTTTTAATGCTTCAATAACTATTTTTAATCCTTCAAGTTCTTCTTTGGTTCCTTTTTCTTCTATTTTTTGTATTGCCTGATAACATCTTAATAAAGCAGTTCCTCCTCCTTCTACAATTCCTTCTTCAATTGCTGAGCGAGTAGCATTAACAGCATCTTCAACACGATAACGAATTTCTAATTGTTCTGAATCTGATGCTCCTCCTACTTTAATATTAGCAATTTTTCCATTTAGTCTTCCTAATCTTTGTCTTAATTTTTCCTTCTTAAAAAGATCTTTTTCCTCTTCAAGTAATGCTTTAATTTCTTTAACACGATTCTTAATATCTCCTTCAGATCCTGAAATAATTGTCTGATCTCTTCCTATTATAACATTTTTAGCATTTCCTAAATCTGTAAGTTCTGCATCTTCTATCATTTTAGCATCTTGTTGTCCTAATACTGTAGCCTCTGTTAGTGTTGCTAGATCATAAATTAAATCTCTTTGATATCCTCCATAAGATGGAACTTTAACAGGAACACAAGCAAACTTTCCTTGTAAATAATTCTGAACCAAAAATACCATTGCTTGTCCTTCAATTACATCAGCAAATAGAACCATATTCTTTTTACCGGCTGCTATACATTTTTGAATAATAGGAGAAATCTGAGAAGACATAGTTATTCTTTCTGTTGTAATAATAATTTCTGGATCATTCATTACTGCTGAAAGATTTCTTGGATCATTCATAAATAAATGACTTTCATATCCACTGTTTAATTTTGTTCCTTTAATGTACTCTACTTCTGTCTTTAAATTATTAGAACTTGAAACAGTTACAACTCCATCTTGCCCAACTTCTTTAATAACCGAAGCTATCATTTTTCCCATTTCAATATCATTGTTTGCTGAAATAATAGCTACTTGTTCTTTTTCTTTATCTGTTGTAATTTTTTTAGCTTGTTTATCTAAATTCTCTAAAACAAATTTTAATCCTTCATCCATTCCTCTTTTAAGAAGAACAGAATTCATTCCTGATGTTATAGCTTTATATCCTTCATTAAATATTTCTCTTAATAAAACGATGGTTGTTGTTGTTCCATCTCCTGCTTCACGATTAGTATTTTCTGCTGCTTCACGAGCAGTCATATTGCCCATATTTTCAAATTTATCTTCAAGAAAAACTTGCTGAGCTACTGTTACACCATCTTTCGTTATAGTTGGGAATGAACTTTCTTCAAAGATAACATTTTGTCCTCTAGGTCCTAATGTTGAACTAACAGCATCAGCTAAAATATTAACACCTTTTTTAATTTTTTCACGAGCATCTTGCCCAAAAAGTAACATTTTATACATACATTTTATTCTTTATAGTTTGTAGTTCCTATGACATCCTCTTCGTCAAGAAGATAAAAATCCTCTCCTTCAATTGTTAATAAATAGAGAGCATACTTTCCAAAGATTACTGTGTCTCCTTGAGTATATAACTTACTATTATCCGAAAGTACTTCTCCTGTAATAAGTCGTTTATCTTGTTCATCTTCAACTTGAATGATATCAACTTTTAACGCTGTTTGGTTATGTTTCTTAATAACCAAAATACCTTGTTTTGGTTTTATCTTCATAATTTTTTATTTAATACATCAATTATTTTAGTCATTGGAATAACTTCTCCATTTTCTTGAACTTGATTAACTGAATAGATTTTTACACTATATTGTTCTTGAAGTTTCTCAAGTTGTTCAATAAATTTTTGTAAACGTGTTTTTGATTCTGCATCTTTCATCTTTTCTTGAGATTCTTCATTTAATTTAATCTCAATACCTTTTTTTTCTTTCATACTTTTATAATTATTTTAGTAACCAATTAAGTTGTTCTAAAAATATAGGTTCAATTTTTATATCATCAAGCTCTGAAATTTTGATATCTGGAATATCAAGTTTTATATCTGCTTGTAATAGTTCTTTATGTTTTTCAGCATATTCTTCTCTCTTATTTCCATCAAAGTCATAATTTGTCTTTTCTTTATTTAACTTTCCATATTTTTCAAGCAACTTTGTTCTACTTTCATTATAAGATTGATAGACTGGATTCAATTCTTTTAATAACATTGAAAGTTTAAAACTAACTAATACTGGAAGTTTTGTATTTGACAATGTTTGTAATGCTGGTGAGGCATTGATAATCTCTTCTAACTTTAATTTCATACTTGTTTTTGTTACAAATTTTTTTAAATTTTGCTTCATAAATTTTTAATTACTATCCCAATCATCTGTAATGATTCTAGGTTTTAATAAATTTTGTATATCTTTTTCAATTCTTGATAATTCCTTTGGTGGTTTCTGTGGTGTTGCTGGTCTTGTCATTATCATATACCGCAAAGAATCAACTGCGTGATCATCTTTTTTAACAGGTTCTTCTGATTCATTCTTTTGTCTTCTCATGTTCTCATTATATTCTTTATATTTATATTTAGTAAATTCATTAACTAAATATGGACATTTATCCTTAAAAATATAAAGATGAGGTTTACTATCTCTATCAAGTTGTAAATATTCTCTAATTCTTGTAATTCCATTAGCCACATCATTTGATCCAGGTTCAAATTCCCATCCATGATCTTCAAAGTCTTCTATAACACTATACTCAATTTCTTCTCCTTGTTTAATTTTTGTTCTATTTTTTGCCGTTGTACTTGGATCAATTACTCTAATCGGAAATGTATTATTAACAATAATTGATTTCTCTCTTGGAGTTTTTCCTTTAAACTTATATCCTGTTAAATAATCAAATTGTTCAAACATTTCCTTAGAACTTTTTGAAGGAAGATTTGGTTTATAATATTCATCAATAATATATAATCTTTGATCCATTGTCCAAGCTCCAATAAGACAGGCTGTAGGATTTCTTTGTCCAAAATCTAAACTCATTAATAATTCATAAGGTTCTGGTAATTCGAATGAATTGATAAAATGTATCTTTGGATCAAAATCACAAAATTCTGGTCCAAAAATTAATTTACCTGATTTTGTTGAAAAATCAATTTCATACTCTTTTAACCAAGTAGCTTTTGGAGTTCCTTTTCTTTCATTTTCATACCATTCTTTTCCATCTCTCTCTGGATCTTTATCAGGATCTGCTGTATAATGAAGCATTGCTACAGCAAATTGATTATTAGGATTCTTCCAATATTTTAATCCCTTAATTAATTCTGGCTTTTCAATATCTGTATACATTTTATTTCTTTTTTTTAATTTTTCTTTTAACTTTCTTCGGTTTTTTCTCTAGATTCTTTAATGCCTTACAACATTTCTCAAGCAAATATGCTATATAATAAGAATATGCTTCATCAGTAGAATCTTCATGTTTAATTCCAATAGTTGTTAGATGATTAAAACATAAATGCTGAAGTTCATGAACTAATATACATTGGCCTTGAATTGTCCAGTCAAATTTCTGTAACCATAAAAAACTCCTACATTCATATTCTTTTGTTTTCTTGTTTGTTCGTTCTATTACTAAAAACTTTCCATCAGCTTTTAAAAGATCAGTTTTAAGATTATACTTTTTTTTAAGATGTTCATTAAATTGTTTTTCTGAACAATTTACTATCATTATAAATCCTTGATGATATATCTCATCTGTAATAATATATTTTTTCATACATTTTAAGTTTCAATACGATCAAAAACCATATCTTCAAAAAAAGTATTGTCTTCAGCTGTACTTAATCCGGTAAAACGACCTTTAGAAGAAATAGTTGGTTTAGCTGCCGTATAGGCATTCTCGGCTTCTGGTTGAAAAGCCATCTCATCTTCTAATATTCCTGATGCTGTGTGCATTCTGATTACATCTCCTCCTTCTGGAATACCACGAATTTCCGAATTTATCTCAGGAAATGTCATTTTTCCTTCAGTATGTTTACCATTATGTTGTGGATTCACATGAAGATCATAGAATTTTCCATCAATAAAGTATCTTTTAAGAAATTTTGGTTGGTGATCATAAATAAATTTTGCTCTTTTGACAAGATCATCGGCATCTTCAGCTTTTTTGCTTTGAAAAAAGACTAATTTTCCATGATGAAATTGTACATCCCATCCATATAATGCTGTAAAGAGCCAACTCATCTGCATTTGACGAGTTTTTGGAACTAATAATAAATTTTGTGTTAACCAAATATTAACAAGTACTTTAAGATATTCCTTTTCTGGAAATGATTTAATAGGATTTTCAGAATCATGAGCATCTAAAGTAAACGCCCAATTTGTAAGATAATAGTAAGGATCATCATGACAATTCCACCATTCAAGGTCTTGTAATTCTTTTGATTCACTAACTTTCTTTAAATATTCTACATCTTTCATTTAATTATGTTGCTCAGACGAGAGTCGAACTCGTAACTATGGCTTATGAGACCATCGAGATGCCATTTCTCCACTCAGCTATTATGATCCCATCGTGGGGATCGAACCCACAACCTTCTGTTTACAAGACAGATGCTCATCCAATTGAGCTAGACGGGACTTTACTTAATAGCTATAAGCTATTACTTCGGAATTCACCGGTATTATAATGTTGTTTGTGGACTATCTACGAATTGAACGTAGGTCTTGCTATAGGCAATCGAAACCTTTATAGCCCGTGATAAAGAGAGGTGTCTTCTTTATCGACTTAGAAAATTCTCTTGCTTTTTTAATCGTAAGAGATCATCCTCTTTTCATATTCATTGCTATGGCTACTGCGATTTTTGTTTTAGCAGTACTATAATCTACGCCATGACTTTTCATATAAGTATGAATAGCTTTTTTTCTTGCTACTCCAGGCTTACTAGATTGAAGTTCGGCAATATTTTTTTGTTGCGCATTTTTACTATTACTTAACGGCATATAATTAAGTTATCCCTCATCGTATATTATGGCAATTTCCAAACTGCTAGAAATTACGCCTTCTCGTTTTTTTCTCCAAGATGAGGGGTTCGATTTTTATGCTACGAAGAGCAAAATCGCATAATTTAGGAGTCTTATACGACGAGAGATAAACTAACTATGTTAAACTACGCAAAAGTTTTTCTTTATATTCTTTTCTTTCTTCTTCTGACATTTTAGATAAATCAACATCTGTTTCTTCAATACTTAACTCTTTCTTCTCAGGAGCAAAATCACCCATTATTTTCATTATATTCTCGATAGCTTTATTAACAGATGAATTGTCATCAATTAATCCAACTTCTTCTCCATTAAAAAAGACCTGTTTTTTCGCACTTAACAGATCCCTCAAACGAGTTAATATTAATTTTTTATCAATACCTAACTTATGACCAATAATACGATAGTCTCCTTCAATTTCTTTTATCTTATCAACAATTTTACTATTACGTAATAATTTATGGGCGGCTACAGCTGCTGAGTTATCATCTTCCTGACTATAAACTGTTCTATAAGCTGCTGTTCCATTATAACCATTAGCTACATATTCTTCACAGAATTTTGTTTGTTTTTCATTCAATGTTGCCATATTATATCTTAGATTAATCCTTGATTATATTATATGTTAAAAAATAAATAAAGTCAACCCTTTTTTATCCGCAGATTTTTAGTTTAAAAATAAACAAGAAACAAAGTTATCCCCACTGACTGGTTTTTGAAAATAAAATTTTTTATTTAAAATTTAATATTTTTTTAAAATAAAAAAGGTAGAAAAAGAAAGAGATACCCCCTACCTCTTTTCTAAAATATAAAATAATTAAAGATAATATAGTTTAGAATTTTTAAAGATAGGAAGGAGTGTAGTTTAGAATTTTTAAAGATAGGAAGGAGTAAGGAGCGAGTGCCTCTAGGTATTATATATAAATACCTCCGCCAATTATCTTGATTCGATTTCTGAACCCCCCACTGCTTTTCTTTAATATTAAACACCTCCAACAATTTCCTCTTTAAAATTAAATGAATTTATGCTATTATATAAACATAATTAAAAAAGGTAATGGCAATAAGCCAATACATTAACAATATAAATATATGGCTAAGACAAAATTAGAAGTAAAGCGTTACGACTTATGGTGGTGCGATAAGCAGAAGCATATTAAAGAAGAGCTTCTAAGAGTCGTAAAAGAAAATGGCTTGGAAGACCAATTAGTAGAGTTCTCAAAGACAGAATTGGAATACCAAGAATTAGCAGAAAGCAAATTAGGCTTAATTAACGATACTATTAAAAAGACAATGCCAAAAGCAAAGTCAAAAGTCGTTAAAGCCTCAACTCCGGTAAGTATTGGCTTAGACTTTGAGGACTAGTAGAGAGTCATACTATTGCTAAACACCAAAGCTTGGCAATAGTAGACTACCTATTAAACCAATTTAAACGGTGGCAGAGGGGGCAATAGGTGTGGTAGTTACCACATACTACCCTCTTCGTCAATTAATAGCAAATTAACATATCATTGACAATAATAATCATGTTTCAATGAAGTAATATAATTTCTAGGAGGTAGCAAGAAAGTATTTCTTGGATGTATGAAGTATAAAAGGAAACTACTAAAGTAATTTTATACTAATACTGAGATTTACATAAGTATTACTACCTCTTGGAATTATTTTTATCATAATTAATAGAATTAGTTCAAGGAGTTAGCAATAAATCCAAAGGTAGCTTATAAAATCTTCTAGAATTAATTTGTAGCAAGGTGTAGGTGAAAAGGTGTTGTCATATATACGCACAACCTATACTCAACCATTTAATATCCTAACCATTTAATATTTTTTATCTAGTATATTTTGAAGCTGGTGCTCACATCCTCTCAAAGTATATTGGATAAAGTATATAATTCTTAACATTTAATTATATGAACGAATTAACACAATTTGAAATCCAACTATTAATAAGAGGTCTTTCAAGTCTATATTATGAAACAGAGAACGATTTAAAAAATGGTCTTGTGAATAACTTAGATAATTCTAATGAAATCCAAGATGAAATGAATCGTATTATGGAACTAAAAAACAAACTACAGTCGTTATAACATCTAATTGTAATAGTTATTGGTTACGTATGTGCCACACACAAATGCTTTACATATACCGCCGAAACTAGCAATCATTAATAATTTTTTAACTTTAAAATTATGAACGAATTAAAAAAACAACTCGAAGAAGAATTAAATAATGAAGTATTCTCATTAAAACAATCTGTTTTGTGGATGAAAAGAACAATCAAGCAAATTGAAGAATGTATTGAAAATGGTCATATTCGTTCATTAAATTCATCAGGAGAAATTCAAGGACAAGGAACGGCTATTGACTGTTCGGTAGGAAAGATATCAACATTAACAAAAACAATTGACAAATTTTAAATATATGACTAAAAAAGACTTTCAATTAATTGCTAATATTATTAATAGCGGAGTAATGGCACATCCTAAAAAGAAGCAAGTTG